CTCTTAATTCATATTCTACATGAGGTTCAGAAGTGATCTTAAGATACACCTCATTCACCTTCTCAATAATCAACTCTGCCATACATATAGGTTTCCCTACACATATTTATCAGAGCTCTCTAAACTTATACTCTAATATAATTCTATACAAAAAATCTTTCAGCATATACAGTCTTTCCTGTTCTGCTGGTTCTCCACCACACCACTTCTCAAGATGCACACATACAGACTTGTATGTTAGATATACATCTTCAATCGCAAAACTCATATCAACAATAGTTTCGTTGTCGTCGTTGCCCATTAGCCCAGACCGGAAGTGAACCTCATGAATTCTATACTGTTTTTAATTTGATACGTTCGATTGGTGATTTGTTTCAAGATTTCCTCTATATATCTCAACATCACATCGTAGTACTCGATCTTCATCGATACATTAGACAATCTCTCATCCGCATCGAGATACTTATTCATCGTATCTTTATCTCTAATCTTCTTTGGGAAAGGATCTTTGATATAAACATCCGGGTCAGCTTTACCCGAATAGTATTCATACCTTTCGTGTCTTACATTCTTCTTTTGTTGTTCTGCCTTCTTCCTCAACAACATAAAGTTGTTGTAGATGTCATAGTATTTAGCATGGAGAACAGGAATATTTAGTGATTCCGTGTGTAGGTTATCAATATCAATCTTTGAATCTTTTTCCCACATCCCCTGCAAGGTAGGGAGGTCAATCATTTAGCAACAAACAACGTCAGTTATGTTGTATATACTATACTTGAAAACTACCTCTGCTGTCAAGTATTCTACGTCAGGTTGTTGTGCATCAAACGATAGTGCCGATAGACTATGTGGCCAACAATCCTTAAACTTAACACTGAATAGGGGTTGGTTGATAGCACTCAGAATAGTCAGTGTTGCATCAGAGAACAAGGTCTCAATGATGTTTCTCTGTTCGTATGTAACAGGACTGGACTTCTCCCAGTCGTAAATCTGTTGGAGAGTTTCTGGAAAGCTGATACCCCTCATCCACCTTTGTATTTCACCATAATTCTCAAGACCTTGGTCAACTAAAAATCTTACTCTAAGATCCTCAAACTCAGGAACTGTACCAGGTCTAGGGATGTTCTTCAGGTAAGTTGGCTGAATGGCTGGAGGTAATGTAAATCCAGGAACATTGACAGCGTTACCATAGAACCCCAGAGTAGGAGCTCTATCAATGGTAAAACTAAACCCATTGGCCTGTAGGAAATTCCTATCAGTAATCTGGGTTGATAGTGGTTGTGCTACTGACATACTTTATCAAGTCTTCTGGATATAACAAAGAGCATAATATGGAGGTAAGTTTCTACCTGTTCCTGCCTGACCACTGTTGGCAACAGACCCGCTCAAGTTGTGGGTGTGGTCACCATTATTATTAGTGCTGACGTTATGACTGTGGTCACCAGTATTGTTTGTATTGAAGGAGTGAGTATGGTCTTGATCTACTCCAGCTGTAGTTCCAGAGTGTTGGTGACCTCCACTATTACTAGTATTAGAGGTCTTATTTCCTCCTCCACCACCTTGAGGATTGTCCATCGCATCAAAACTACTACCTCCCTGACCACCAAAGGTATTAGCACCCCAGTTGTGAGTATGGCCTCCGTTATTACCTGTAGTAAAGTAGTGTTCGTGGTTATTGTTTTGACCGGCGGTGGTACCACCATGTCCGTGATCACCAGTATTACTAGAATTACCAGAGTGGGCGTGGCTACCAGCATTGGCGGCAGTTCCGCTAAGATTGTGGTCGTGTGTTACGTTGACAGCATCTGCAAAACCACCTGTATCATCTACGGCATAACCGGAACCAGCACCGACCACAAACCTATCCCTAAGGTCAGGGGTTCCATTAGAACCATTACACAAAACATATCCTGTGGGAATATCAGCTACAGCACCAGACCACAAAATAATAGATCCAGCAGGTACACCAGCAGATATACCTGTAAGATTAGAACCATCACCAGTAAATGAATTAGCAGTTACAGTTCCTGATACATCAATGTTATTACTGAATGTTGTATTTGAACTGAAGGTCTTTGCTCCAGCTATAGTCTGAGATGTGGCTAAAGTAACAAAAGCACTACCATCAAGTGTACTACCTGCCTGCCACTGACTTTCAGAGTTATAAAGAACAAACTGGTTAGTTCCAATAGTGTCACCAGCAATACCAGTCCAAGAACCTGCAGCAGTTGCAGATGCCGTGTTTAGATAGAAGTCTCCAGTGCTAAGACCAGATGAAGGTGCAGCATTAGATACAAGTGTGGTTCCCTTAAACGAAAGAGCCGCGGGAATATTCAGACCTGTTAACTGACCACCATCACCAATAAATGATGTGGCAGAACAAATACCACTGATATCAACCCTTGCACCAAATGTTCCACCTGCAGATGCAGATACAGCATCAACATTAGGAGCAGTAAGAGTTAGTTCACCACTTCCATCAGGTGATACACTATTAACTCCAGTTACTGCACCAGGAAATCCTTGACCCGCAGCAAAGGCGATGTCACCAGTCATGGTGCCACCACTAAGCTTCAGAACACCAGGGAAGGTCTGTTCAGTTGAAAACCCAATGGTACTAGCAATAGAGACGGTGCCCGCAATAGAAACAGTACCGTTTGTTCTACCAATACTAATAGTATCACCCGAAAAAGGATAATACTGGTCGTTTAGAATTACGGACATATCAATATACTTTTTCTTCTATTTATCAACAACCTTTTACAGTAGTTGCAATCTCTCCACCAATCTGTGATCCTACATCTTGACCAAACATAACCATCCATCCAGAAGCCAACCAACCAATGTAAGGTATATTAGAGACAAGAGGAACAAAACCTGTTGCTACACTAGCGCCTACCAGGGCACCATTTGATTGTCCTCCACCTTCCGCCTTGATGCACTCTTCTGACTTTACAATCTTTTTTCCATCAATATCCACTCCTTCACCAGGTCTCCCAGGAACAAACTGATTAGAACGAGTGGTTGTTGATCTACCACCGATACCAAATACACCATTGGATGTATCAACATAAGTATCTGAATTCAATACTGTTGGGTCATGTCCCCTGTAGGTAATAGAGTAACTACCATTAGGATACATTGTAATTTCATAAGAACTTAAATCACCCACTGGTGGATAGTTGATCTGAATAGGATCACGTCTCATACTGTTACCAATAAAGGCACCGACGTTCAATACACTTACTAATGCAACAACTCCCCACCATACCTTCTTATATTTCATAGTAAGAATAGTCAGTGTAGATATTTATAGACAAAAAAAGACCTCCCTTGTGGGAGGCCTGAAGGGACAGGTTGGACAACCTGACCCACAACAACCAGATGCGGTTGGATCACATGAGGTTCTTAACGGCAACACGTCTGTAGTAGCGGTTGCTGTTGATGTTAAGAGCACCGAGACCCTGTTGGGTACCTTGAGCGAAGGGGTTGGCAACAATACCGTATCTGGTCTTGAAGCCAATCTTGGGCTGGAAGGTGTTCTCCCCAACGGCACGAACCATCTGCAGGGGAACGTAGGGGCAGTAGAAGAGACCAGCGTCATAAGGTGAAGAACCTTTGTAGCCGATAACATAATACTGGTTACCACCGTTCGTTGCAGTGTTAGCTGCCGACAGGTTAGCCGAATAGGGGTCAATGTAGACGCGGAACTTACCGTTGATGGTACCAGCGAAGGTGTTGCCGGTGTCGTCAACGTTCAGGTTGGCGTTCAGTGCAGGGGTATAGTCGAGGATACCAGCCATGGTCAGAGCGGATGCTACGTCTGCGGAGCAGAGGAGCATGTTGCCCTTCCCGCGACGAGTTCTCTGAGCGATAGCGTTAGCGTCTCTCTCAATCTGGAACAGAAGACCCTTGAACTTCTCAACAGACCAACGACCGTTGGAGTCGATGTCGAGGTCGAAGATACCAGCGGTAGCGGTGTTAGAAACAGCGCCTTGCTCAGCCGTCTTGTAGATGGTACGAATAACTTCTCTGTTGATTTCAGCGAGGATTTCAGTAGAGAGGATGTTCGCCAGTTCGGCTTCAGCGTTCAGACCGTGGATCGCCTTAAGGTCTTGTGCCAGTTCCAGTGAGTACTCAGCTTTCAGAGCTCTGGACTTAGCGGTTACGGTGACTTTCTCAATCGAGAAGGCCATCTGGTTAAACTGGTCGCCAACACCTGCACCCAGGTTCTCAGCGTCACCAGTAACCATTCCCTGACCTACATTGTAGGGGGAAGGATTAGTTGTAGCAGTACCAACAGGGTTCAGTACGGAGGGGTTGGTACCAGTCTGACTGGTAGTACCCATACCAACCGCAGCGTCGGTCATGCCGGCGGTGAGGTTGAAGCCATCGTCCTGACCAGAGAAGGCGGTATCGGCTTCGTTGTAGAATGCCTCAGTACCTTCCTGATTGGTGTAGCGTGATCTCATTGCGAAGATCAGGCCGGTAGGACCACTCATAGGCTGAACGCCAGCCAGGTCATATGCGACCAGGTTAGGCATTGCGCGTCTGATCAGGGAGATCAGAACGGGGTCGAAACCAGCAACGGGACCAGCTGCGTTAGCTGAGCCACCGAAACCACCTTGCTGACCAGGCTGGTTAGCAGCGTTGGTGGGGGTTTCCATCAGGTTCATACCTGAGGAGAATGCTGCTTCCTCACGGAGGAATTTTTCTTGGTTTTCGAGCAGGACTGCGGTTACAGCTCTTCTATGACTATCCTTGATGGGATCAAGACCTTCATAGTCGAGAAGTGGACTCCACTTTTCCTGCAGATGTTCAGATTGAAACATTTGCTTTACTTTGTAGGTTTAGTTTGAATGAATGTTAAATTCACTTTTTGAAGGCACCCAGGCTTCTGAGATATGCTTCCATGTTGGTTCCAACAGGAGCGGGTGTTGAATCAACACTCTCAGACAGGGTTTGAGGTGCTTCGGACTTGGCAGCAGGGGCCTTGGAGAAGTACGACTCCTTCAGGGTCTCCAGCTTTTCACGATATTCTTCTTCACTTTCAAACTCTACGCTTTCAGCAAGTGAAGCAAGCTTCTCTTTCTGAGTCTCAGCGAGACC